CCTACGCCGCCTACGACGCCGCCTACGCCGCCTACGCCGCCGCCTACGCCGCCGCCGCCGCCTACGCCGCCTACGACGCCGCCTACGCCGCCTACGCCGCCGCCTACGCCGCCGACGCCGCCTACGACGCCCGTAAATCCACTCTAAAGAAGTGCGCTGATATAGTGCGTACATATTTTCCTAAACCGCCAGAATTGGAGTAATATAAATGGCTATTGAGTGGCTTCGTAAAAACTCTTTCGTCAAAGACCTTCGCGCCTATCTGAAGCGGTTCCGAATCGTGGACGTCCAGCGCGAAGTTTACCAGGAAATGAAGGTCGTCCAGCCGCCGGAAAGTCAAGTCGGCGGCCCGAACGTCTTCGGCCAGCCTTATTACGAACCGACCGGCCGCTTCGTGATTCAGATTCGTTTGACCGGCTTCTGGCGGCAAAAATGAACGCGAACTGTAAGCTTTGCGGCTTTCCGCTGGTCAAGGGGAATATCAAGGTCGTCCGCCCCAGGGGGAAGAAGCGGCCGTACCGGATACACCGGCGTTGTCCTGAACCTTATTCAAGCGAAATGAGTTTTGAATATCAATCAACTGCGGGAAACCCCGTCCAGCGCCCCCAGGATAGCACAGGCGGCCCCTTCACCGTTGACATGGTATTCCAGCCTTCGGAACCGCCCAGGTTCCGGTATTTTATGACACGCGACCAGGCCGACCGCGTCAAGGCGGCGGTCGAACGGAACCACGCTTTCGGAATGGGCGTTTCCTTCGAAGTGATTCCGGTTCCGGCTGACCAGGTCGAAGCCGACCCCGAACGATTCGCTGACCTGGTCGAAGTGAAGGTCGAATGGAAGGTCGAATGAGTTTATATTACGAAGACGACTGGTGGAAAATATTCAATGATGATTGTCGGAACGTGTTGGGACAGCTCGTTGACCCACGCTTATCAGAATGGCATATTGATACAATCATCACCGACCCGCCGTGGCCTGGTTATGATTACTTTGGCGACGTCCGAAAGCTATTTACGGATACCTTTGGGGCTTTCGCATATATAGCCAAGCGCGTTGTAATAGTGATGCGCTATGATTCCGACCCCCGTTATCTTATTTCGTTATCGGAAAAGATTCCCTTTTTCCGAGTTCAAATATTGCCTTATGCCATACCTGGTTATAATGGCCGCAAACTTGGGGGCGAGGAAATCGCTTATTGTTTCGGCGAACCTTTACCTTCAGTCCCAGGTAAAAGGGTTTATCCTGGTTACGCACCGAAAGCACAAACACATAAGATAAATGGTCATTTATGCCCGCGAAATCTATCACACTTCAGGTGGCTAGTTGATTGGTGGTCATTACCAGGGGAAACGATTCTTGACCCTTTCATGGGTTCGGGAACAACACTGGTTGCGGCCCGGGCCGCTGGCCGGAAGGCGGTCGGAATCGAGACAAACGAAGAATATTGTAAACTGACGGTTGATAGATTGAAAAATCCTGAAATGATATTACCTGAAGACGAATGATAACACGACAACCTTATCTTCTTAAAGACGCGGCGACCGCGGTCGAAATCCGCGAAAAGGAAGACGCGGCCAACTGGACGCGGACACCGGCGACCCTGGGCGAACACCTTTCACACGGGGCCTATACCCGCCCGCGTCACGTCGAATTCATGGCGAACGACGTCGCCCAAATCGCCGAACGTCAATGCTTCAAGATTTACACGATACCGCCCCAACATGGTAAGTCCGAACTGTTTTCCCATTGGACGCCCGTCTGGTTCCTGAAGAAGTTCCCCTGGAAGAAGGTCGGCCTGGCGTCGTACGAAATGGGTTACGCTTCGGAATGGGGCGGCAAGGCGAAGGAATCCATCGAAGAAAACGCGGACGAATTGGGCCTTCACTTGACCCAGGACACGAAGGCGAAGGGACGCTGGCGGCTTCGTGGATACGGCGGCGGAATGTACGTCGCCGGTATCGGGGGCCCTTTCACCGGCCGCGGCTTTGACCTGATTGTCATTGACGACCCGATAAAAAACGACGCCGAAGCCCTTTCGCCGGTTTACCGGAAGCGGAACTGGAACTGGTATCGTTCCGTCGCCCGAACCAGGCTTGCCCCTGGCGGTTCGATAATCGTCATTATGACGCGCTGGCATGAACAAGACCTGGTCGGGGCCCTGTTGGGGAACGCGCCCCAGGACGCGGAAGAAGCGGAAAAGGTGGTCGTTGAAGACGACGTGAAACCCGACCCCTGGGAAGTTATCAACCTTCCCGCCCTGGCCGAAGAACACGACCCACTGGGCCGGAAGGTTGGCGAAGCCCTTTACCCCGAACGGTACGACGAACACGCGCTGAAGGCCCTTCGAATCGTATCCGGCCCGTTCTGGTGGTCGGCCCAATACCGCGGGAACCCGCAACCGGAAGGCGGCGGCGTCATAAAGACGGCCTGGTTCAAGTCGTACGCGGAAGACGCGATTCCGAAGGACTTTTCGCGCCTTATCCAGATATGGGATACCGCCTTCAAGGAAGAACAACGGAACGACCGTTCGGCCTGTTTGACCATCGGCGAAACGCGGGCCCCGCGGCGTTACTATATCTTGGACTTGTTCGTCCGCCGCCTGGCGTTCCCCGACCTGGTTCGGGCTTGCCAGGCGAACTTCGATAAATGGAACCCCGACCGCGTCCTGATTGAAGACAAGGCGTCCGGCATTTCCTTGATTCAACAGTTGCGGCGGGATACGACCGTCCCCATGCGGGCGGTCAAGGCCGTGGACGACAAGGTCACGCGGGCCCATACCGTGACCGGCATTATGGAAGCGGGCCAGGTATGGATTCCCGAACGGGCCCCCTGGTTGGCCGATTTCTTGAAGGAAGTCGGGGACTTCCCCAGGGGCGCGCATGATGATATACCGGACGTCCTGGTTCACGGCTTGCGGGCCCTGAAGCCGCGGCTGAAGTTACAGACGGGCGGCCGCGTCGAACATGAAGAAAAGGCGTCCCGCTGGCGCGATTGACCACCTTTGAACTTTCCATAGTGTCAACTTGACACAATGGAAAAACCAGTATATGATTCAGGGAAAGCCCGAAATCTTCACGAAAGGGGTTGAAGATATGGTCAACACCAATTCAGGCCCGCCCAGGAACCCGCAGAATCAAAATTCAGGCCGCCCGAACCAGGGGCGGCCGTTCTATAAGCGCGACCGCGGCGGGCGGCGTAATTACCAGGGAAACCCCCAGGGGCCAGGGAACAAAATCCGAACCGTCGTCGGCGTCACCGGCTTAAAGCACATCGGCGGCCTTATCCGCGAAGAATACTTGAACGCGCTTAAAAGCTGGAATACCGAATGCAAGCTTTACCTGGAAATGCGCGACGACCCGATTATAGGGGCCCTTCTGGACGCAATCAAGCTTCCCCTTCAGGCGGCCAGCTTCGACGTTCAACCGGCCGCTGGCGGGGGCGCGAACGACCAGGCCGCGGCCGATTGGCTTTGGGAGTGCATGAACAATATGTCCGGCCAGACCTGGAATTCGCACGTCGAAGACGCCCTGGAATGCCTGGACTTCGGGTTCGCCGTTTCCGAAATCGTCCTGGACAAACGGACGGACGGCCGTCTTTGGCTGAAGAACCTTGACCCCCGCGGCCAGGAATCGCTTCTTCGTTGGGGATACGACCCGACCGAAAAAGACAAGCTGGTCGAATTCGTCCAGGCCGACCCGAACTTCGGCGACACGTATCATATACCCTTGACGAAATGCGTCCACTTCAAGTACAAGGGCCGGAAGGGGAATCCCCAGGGGCATTCCGTTTTACGGGCCGTGTTCCGGCCGTACAAGTTCGCGCGGAACCTGGAAGACCTGGAAGGAATCGGCGTCGAACGCGACGTCGGCGGAATGCCGGTCGCAAAGCTGGACGACGAAAACTTCGAAGGCCAGGATTTAACCGACCTGAAGGCGGCCCTGAAGGGGCTTCGGAAGGACGAAGAAGTTTACGTTATCGTCCCGCCTGGCGTGACCCTGGAACCCTGGTCGGGCGGCAATAAGATATACGACGTCAACCAGATTATTGACCGCTGGCATAAAGTAATGTTAATGCGGTTCTTCGCGCAATTTATTATCCTGGGTATGGGGAACGTCGGGACGCAAGCCCTGGTTAAAGGTTCCCAGGACTTCTTTTCCCTTGTCCTGGAAGCCGTCCAGCGTTACCTTCTGGAAACCTGGAATCTTCAGCTTGTCCCGTATCTTTTCCGCTTCAACGCCTGGTCGGGCTTGTCCGGTTATCCCGAAATCGTATGGGAAAAACCAGGCAAGGTTGACCTGAAGGCCCTGGTTGATTCCTTGAACGTCGCCGGTCAAGCGAAGATATTCACGCCGACCGACCTTGACGAAGACCACCTTCGCGCGATTGCCGACCTTCCCGACCTTCCCGACGAAGAACGGGGCCGTCCGCGGGACGTCGAATCCCCGCCTATGGGCGGCTTGTTTGACCTTCCGAACAAGGTTAACGACCTGGGCGACCGTATCGAAAAGGAACTGGCCCTGGCCGGAAGGGGGCGATAATGAAAAGCGGCTATGTTCGCATGGTCAACCGCGGACACTTCGCCAGGCCCAAAGCGGGCCAGATTCAACGCCGCGGTTCCGCTTCCTGGGAAGACGCGACGAACCGCCAACAGCGGAAGCTTGTCCAAGTCTTTGACGCCTGGGCCGCGGAACTGAAGCGCGGTCTTCGCCAGCGGGCCGACCGCGGGGCGACCGTCCCCGAACTTTCCGAATACCTGGACGGCCAGATTCCCAACCTGGAAAAGCGGTTGACCGAAATCCAGGCGGCCGGTATCCTGGGCGCGGTCAAGGTGTCCGCGAAGTCCCGCGCTGAATTACCGCAAATACGGGCCATATCCGACCGGCTTATCGCCGAAAACGTGGAACTGATTCGCCAGAATCTTATTCCCAGGATTCACGAAAAGGTCACGCTGGCCCTGGCGACGGGCGCGGTCGTTTCGACGGCCGCCCTGAATAATGCGTTGAATACTACCCGCGCCATGCCAGCCGCTTATTCGGGCGGTTATTGGGTCGCCATATTCGAAGTTCAAAAGGGCCTGGGGGCCGTTCGCGAAGACGAAAGGAAGGCCCAGGGCCTAGACATAGAACCGATTCGTTGGGTACTTGACCCGCTGGCCGAACATTGTCACGCGTCCCCAGGTTATTTCGGTTGCCCCGAACTGGCGGGCGAATACCCTGGCGGCTGGTCAACCCTGAAAACGATTCCGGCGGGGCTTGTCACTTGCCGCGGGAATTGCCGTTGCCATATTGAAGTGAAGCGCGACGGGCAATGGCAACGCGGCGTTTTCAAAGACTAAAGGAAAGGGGGTTCGATATGCCACGAAACCAGTTACGGATTCAAAGACAGGAAGACGGTTCCTTCCAGGCGACCGTATGGAAGCCGAACGGGGACGAAAAAGACTTGACTTCGAAATTCGCGCAGATAACGGGCCCTGAAGCCCCGTCCCTTTTCGCCCACAAAATCACGCTGAAGGATACCACTTACAACACGGTCGTTGAATTCACGGCGAAGGAATTCGACCTGAAGTTCACGGTCGAACCGGACGTCGCGCGTCAACTGGCCGTTGTCGCGGGGGATTAAATGGCGATTGACGGGAACACGATTTATTGCGATTGTTGCGGGACGCAAAAGCTGGCGGAAATCGTCGGCGAAAACCTGGTCATAAAAGACCGGCGGCATGGGGAAAAGCACCTGGCCGTCGTCCCGATAAAATCGCTTCTGGCCGTCATGGTTGACCAGGCAACACTTGACAAACTGGCCGACCTGGGTATTATAATAACTACCAAAAGGGAACCGGCCCTGGAACCGGCGAAAGTTTAACAACCGAATATCAGGCGGCTTGACCGCCCGAAAAGTTGGCCCGACCGACCCCGAAGACGGAAATCCGTCCTTCGGGGTTTTTTGTTTATTGGGGGCCTGAAATGGAGTGTCCAAGTTGCAAATTAAGAATGGAACCCATGAAGGAACTATCCCGCGGAATGGGGAACCAGGCGTTCTTCAAATGCCCCTTTTGCGGGACGGTTGCTTTGTTTTCTGGCGACCGATTAACGCAAGTCTGGCCGCCTGAAGGCGACCAGGAAGGGGGTATAAAATGCCATTCGGCCCATATACAGACTTCAATGATTGCGTTTCCAAAAACGGGGACAAGTCAAGCCCCGAAGGATTTTGCGCCTGGTTACATCACAAAATAACGGGGAACTGGCCGTCCGGCATGGCGGCCGACAAGTATCCCGAACCGTATCTGGCGGCTTATGACGCCGCCCTGGTCGCGGGGAAGGCTGAAAAAGAAGCCTTCCAGGAAGCCGAAGCCGCGGCGAAAGCCGCTGGTTACGAATTGACCCGCTTCGGTTGGGTCAAACAATTTCAATCGCCCAAAATGAAATCCGTTTCCGGCGTGAAAGTCTTCGCCGCCGGAACCTGGACGGATAGCGCGGGCCAGGCGAAGACATATACGAATGAAGACCTGGATAAAATGGTCGAAGCTTTTACCGCTGGCGTCCCGTCGGTCGTCCCCGCGAAATGCGGCCATACGTCCGATGCTTTCAACCAGCGAATCGCGAAGGCCCTGGAAGTGCCCGTCGAAGTAATCACGGGCGACAAGGGTCATGGTCAAATCAAGCTTGGAAGTATGTCTTCCCTTCAAAGGAAGGGGGATTTACTGATTGCGGCCTTTGACAAAGTCCCTGAAGCAATCGCCAACCTTATCGAAGGCGGCCAATATGCGACCGTATCATGCGAAATCGAAGACACGGTCGGGGACTTTGGGCCGGTCATAACAGGCGTCGCTTTACTTGGCGCGGAAGAACCAGCCGTTGACAAAGCGACCCTGGAACGGGCCCTGGTTTTCGGCGGAAGCCGGAAAGGGGCCAGGGTATATTCGTTCACGGTTGGCGACGATATACCGACCGTCAAAGGAAAACTGAAGGCCGCGTTCGCCAGTATCGGCGAACTTATCGAACGGCTGGTCGGAAATGGTTCCGCGCATACCGGCGACGAAGACCCCGCGGCGTTACAGAAGGGAAAGCCGCCGAAGGACTGGTGGGATAGATGCACCAGTAAAGTATCGGGCTGGCCTGGCGTGAACGACGTTGACGCCTTTTGCGGCGACGTATGGTTCCACGATAACCCGATACCCGCTTCCAGCTTCGCCAGCGACGAAGCGGCGAATCAGGCCGAAGTAAAATTCAAAGAAGGGGGAAACACAATGAAACTTCCGAAATCCCTTGAAGGGAAAAAACCCGCGGAAATCCGCGCCATGAAGATTCCCGACCTGGTAAAAACGTTCACAGCGGGGGAAACCCCGACGGTTGAAGACCTGAAAGGCTTCTTCCAGGAAGGCGACCTGGCCGCCGTTGCCGCCGCCCTGGGCTTGAAGGAAGGCGCGACCATTGAAGACATTCTGGCCGCAATCAAGGCCCTGGTTGAAGGGGCCGCCGCCGCGCCTGGCGAAGCCATGACGGAATTGAAGAAGGCTACCGACCGTATCGCGGAACTTGAAAAGAAGGTCAACGGCCAGACGGCCCTTGCCGCCTGGAAGGAAAAGACTTCCACGTTTTCCGCGATACCTGGAACCGCCCATGAACACGCCGTCCGCCTGGCGGACATTGAAGCGAAGGCTGGCAAGGACGCCGCCGACGCCGCTTTCAAGGCCCTGGAAGAAGCGAACCGGCTGGCGGTCGAAGCGACGCATTCCCTGGGTACGTCCAGGAAGGGCGACCCGACCGACTTCGACAAGGAAGTCGCCGCTTACCAGAAGGCGAACCCGACCGCGTCGAAGGCCGACGCAATCAAGGCCGTTTCCAAAGCCCGCCCCGACCTGTATTTCAGCCGGAAATAAGCGGGACGGCGAATAAAAAGAAAAAGGGGGAAATCGAACAATGGGTATGAACGAAAAACCAATCTGGACGGATACGCACGAAGCGTCCAGCGACTATTCCAGCAAACAGTATTACGGCTGTAAAATGACCGCCGACAAAAAGGTCGGCCTTCCCACGGCCGATACTGACGTCCCCGTGGGGATTGTGGTCAACAACCCCGAAAGCGGGAAGGCGGCCCAGGTGCTTAAAGTCGGCCGCGCGCCTGGCGTGGTTGCCGAAACCATCACGTACGGCCAGAAGGTTCGTATCGCCAGCGGCGGCAAAATCGCGTTATGGGAAAAGACCGACACTTCCACGTACTGCGTCGGCGTCTGCGTCGAAGGTGCGACCGTGGACGGAGATTCCCCGTTGGGCGTCTTCGACTTCTGCTTCCCTGGCGCGATAGTAACCGCCTAACACAAGGAAAAATCTATAAAGGGGGAATAACGACAAAATGAAAAAGTTCGGAAGATTCTTCGGCAACCCGACCGCAAGCGACGTCCACGTTGACACGGCCCTTTCGGAAGTCGCTATCGCGTACAAGAACAAACAGTTTATCGCCGACCAGGTTTTGCCGCTGGTTCCGGTTGATAAACAGTCCGACAAGTATTACGTGTGGGACAAGGGTTCCTGGTTAACGAACCAGGTCGAACTTCGGACGCCTGGCGACACCTATCCCGAAGCCCGCATGAAGCTTTCCACGGACACGTACTTCTGCGACATCTACCACCTGGGCTTCCCGATTCCCGACGAGAACGTGAAGAACCAGGACGCCGCGATTGACCTGGAAACCAGGGGTTCCGAATTCCTGGCACACCAGTTCGCGCTTAACCGCGAAGTCCAGATTGCGGCGACCATCTTCACGACTGGCGTATGGGACAACAACCCGACCGTCGGTTCCGACTTCGTCGCCTGGGACGACGACGACAATTCGAACCCGCCGGAAGACATTGACACCTATCGCGACACCGTCCTTCAGAATACCGGCGTCCTTCCGAATACGCTGGTAATCGGGAAACAGGTCTTCAGCAAGCTTCGCCGGAACCCGATTCTTCTGGATATGTTCAAGTACACCGGCAAGGGCATTTTGACGGCCGCCCAGGTCGCCGAAGCCCTGGACGTCGAACGCCTGTTAATCGGGACGTGCGTCCGCCGGACGTCGGCCGAAGGCGCGGGAACCGCGACCCAGGCTTTCGTATGGGGCAAACACGCGCTTCTGCTGTATGTCCCCGAACGGCCCGCCCTGGACGAACCGGCTTCCGGTTATACCTTCGTCTGGAACCTGGACGACACCGGCTTGACCGTGAACATTATCCCGACCCGCCAGGACGACCGCGACCGCGACTTCCTGAAGGGGAAACACGCCTTCGACTTCAAGGTCACGGCGACCGACACCGGCGTTTACTTCGCCAACGTAATCAGCTAAACCTTATCGGGCGGCCCTGGAATCAACACCAGGGCCCCCGAAATCGAAAACGAAAAGGAGAATACGACAAATGACTGTAAGATGGAGAGGGCGACACTACTTTGACAGAATCGGGGCGGGCCTTATCGAAGGTCTTCCCCAATTCGTCGTCGGTAAACAATACTTCGTTTCCGCGTTGAACGGAAGCGATACCAACGTCGGGACAAGCCCCGAAAAACCCCTGGCGACCCTGGCGCGCGCCAGGACGCTAAACACGGCCGATTACGCGGCCGCCGGATATGCCACGAAGAAGCTAAACATCGTATGGGTCGAACCTGGCGTGTACGACGAATACTTCACCGGCGGCTTTTACTTCTGTTGGGTCGTCGGCCTGGGAATCCGCGGGACGGACACCCAGGCGGAAATTCACCCGTCCAGCGTCGGCGGGGTCTTCCGTGGCAACGCTACCTTCCTGGGCGGCGGCTTCCTGAATATGCGCTTCGAAAGTGATATTCAGGACGTCCCGATTTTTGACCTGGGTATCTGTAACAACTCCAAAATCGTCGGTTGCGAATTCGCCCTGGGCGCGGGCGTGACCGGCGTATGGGGCATTGACACGGAAAACTGCACCCATTTGACGGTCGAAGATTGCGACTTCACGTCCGGCATGGCGAACAACCTGGCGGGGGCCATCTGGAACCGCGGCGGGGCGAACAAGTACGCCCATAACGTCCGGTATTTGAAGAACCGTATCTTCGCCGCGACCGGCGGAATCCGCGTCGCGAACGATTGTACGGCGTCGGGGGCAATCGCCGAAGAAAACGACCTGTATATCGAAGGAACCGGAATCGGTATTGACGGGTCGTACGGCGACGAACTGACGGGGCAACTCCTGGCCGTGAAGAACCGGATTATCGTCGCGGGGGCTGGCGACGCGATTCATGGCGTGGCGGCTGGTAACATGATGCACAACGAAACCAACGTCAACGGCGTGTTCGCATACGAAACCGCCTAAAAATACCCTGGCGAATCGCCAGGAAGAAGGGGGCCGTCATGGTCAAAAAGGAAGATATGGTTCCGGTAATCAAGCCGGAAGAAACCGACAAGGCCGATTCAATGGCAACGGCGAAAGCGGCCGCCGCTTATCCGGCCGCTGAAGAAGAACCGGCGAAGAAGCCGAAGAAGTCCAAATAAAAACCGCGGGGCCCCTGGGAACGGCTTCCTGGGGGCCCCTGGTCAAAATCGCGGCCCGCGCTGGCCGCGGGCGATAAATAACCTTAAAGGGGGGCACAAATGGGAACTGAAGCATTATCCGCGCTTGGCGAACAAGTCCATTATCGCCAGGCAATTTCCCCGAACCATCAACACGGTTCATTCACCGGCGACGACACCGACAACCACGACTTCAAATTCGCGGGACGTGGCAAGCCAACCCTGGCAATCCAGATTGATAACGCCCCGAATCAGGCCCTTTCCTGGGCCCTTTACGGAATGCACGAAGCGGACGGCGACGTCGGCGACGCCGGAACCTTCCCCATTGATTCCGGTTCCGTGGCCGCGGCCGACAAAGGCGACGAAGCATTCAACGGGTATGCTTTCCCGTTTTACCTTTTACGCCTGGCCTATGCGGTCGCGCCCGACGACGACCCGCTGAAGACCGTCAATGTC